AACGAGTGGGTCGCTTATTTCAAGCTAGACGCAGAGAGGCAGAAACAGCGTGGCTCAAAATAATCTTGATTTCAATATTATTGCCCATACGCAGGGCATGGAGTCAGTTGCCAATCTGATTAATCGCGTTGGTGCGCTTGAGGCTGAAACCAAGAAGTTAGCTGCGGCCAACACAACTCTTGCATCATCTACGGACACCGTTATCCGTAACGGTAAGCGTTATAACAATGCCCTTGATGCTCAGTCCAAGGCTTTGCGTAATAGTCGCATGGGTGTGACCCAACTTGGTATGCAGTTCAATGACCTTGCAACCAGTGTGTCAACTGGTGCAAGTCCTGTTCAAGCGTTTAACCAACAGATTGGTCAAATCGGCTTTGCGCTTTCCTTGATGGAGGGTCGCGTTGGCACTCTGGGTCGCCTTATCGCTGGCCCTCTCGGTATCGCCCTTATCGGCGCAACCGTATTACTCCAACAGTTTAAGGGCAAGACTGAAGAGACCGGTGAGACGACAGCCAATTTCGGTGATTATGCCATCGCAACTTTTGCAAGTATTGGCGAAGCAATCTCCAACGGCCTGACGCCAGCCATTGAGGCAGTTCAGCCAGCATTAACGGCCCTTGAGCCTGTTATCGACAGCGTCGGGATATTCTTTACAAACCTTGGCGATGTTGGTAAAAAGGTTGCAAACGGCCTTGTCCGTGTGTTTGTTGTTGCCATAAACTCTATTGCCATACTTGTGGGTAACTCGTTTGGCATGGTCGCTGAGTTGGTTATCGGCACAATCAACGTGGGTGTACGCGCTGCAAACTCACTGATCGCAATGGTTGAGAATGCACTCAATAAGATGGGCGGTTACGCCAACCAAGCTTCCGATATTTTCAGCTTAGGCTTTCGCGTGGGCGAGGCTAACTTTGGTCGTCTTAACACGATCACAAACAAATGGGCTGGTACAAGTAAGAAAGCTGCCGCTGACGTTGGCGCTGCTTACAAAAAAGCCCTTGGGACTGACTTCATAGACGGCGCTGACATAAGTAAACGTGCTGATGCTCTTGCTGCTCAAAGGGCCGCTAACGACATAAAGAAAAAAAGCGGTGGTAGCGCAAAAGGTGACGCCGCTGGTTCATCTCAAAAGGCGAAGAAGGAAAAGCCTGACTTTTCCCTGCTCGGTTTCTACGAAGAGTTCTTCGCCAAGGAATTTGAGAAAAACGACGAGAGCCTTGCCAAGATGGCAGAGGACCAAATCAGGTCGCTTTTGGAAACCGTCCCAGAGATGGCTAAGATGAGCGACGAGATGGAAGCAATCATTTCTCGCAATGAGGAATTGAACAACTCTTTTGACGCCATTGGTCAGTCCGTGAGCAACTCGTTCAAGGGCATGTTGACTGGCGCTATGTCGTTTAGGGACGCCATGAAGGGTATTATTAGCGCAGTCATTGACGAACTCTGGCGCTTGTTTGTTGTCCAGCAGATTGTCGGCGTTGTAAAGGGCGCTCTTGGTTCGGTTTTCGGCTTACCCACAGTTCCCGGCAAAGCCATTGGCGGCTCTGTCGGCAAGAACCGTCCGTACATGGTCGGTGAGCAAGGTCCAGAGTTGTTCATCCCCGGTGGCAGTGGAACGATCATCCCTAATCGCAATCTTCCCAGCGGTGGTGGCGGAAGCCCTATTAGCATAAGCGTAGACGCCCGTGGCTCAAACGATCCAGCGGCTGTTCGCGCTCAGGTGCAACAGGGTATACTTGAAGCGGCCCCAGCCATCATCGCTGCGGCAGAGTCGCGCACGATTGCTGGCTTACGCAGACCGCGCCTCGGTGGAGTTATGCAGTAATGACAACAGTAACCTTTCCTTCGACCCCTAAGCCCAATGGCATGTCATGGCGGTTGGTCATGCCAGCGCAGACCAACGTGTCTGAATGGACGGGTCGCAGACAGACCTTGGCATCTGGGCGCGGCTGGTGGGAATGCCAACTCTCCTTGCCTCCAATCGTAGGAACGGCAAACGTCAACGCTTGGCGATCCTTTATTGCCAAATCGCGTGGTGCAGCGAACGACTTTCGGGTTCCTGTTGATCCAACGGCTCAATACGTTGGTTCTCCCGCTAGTGTTGTTGGGTCTTTAAGCCTGAACTTTACCACCGGCTTGTATCAAACTTTTAGTGAAGGCGAGGCATTTGTAAACGGCTCTGGTCAGACAGGCCGGACAATCAACGCAACCGGCTTCCCAGCGTCAACAACTGTCTTACAGGCTGGTCAATTTGTGACCATTAACGATCAGCTTTTGCAGTTGACTGAGAATGTCACCTCTAACAGCCTTGGCGTAGCGGTGCTAACCTTTGAACCGCCAATTCGCACATCTCCAGCCAATTACGCCCCCATTGAGTATGCAAACCCATACTGCTTAATGTACTTTGTAGAGGAGCCAACGCTTTCAGTTGAGAACGGTTATGTGTATAGCCTATCGCTGAACTTACGGGAGTCCTTCTAATGGTTGATGCAACCACGCAGGCTGCGCTTGAAGCCACAGTCGTTAATTGGCGTGTTCTGATTTACGCTGACTTCGTTGGCGATGTTCTGCGCGGGACAAGCGGCCTTTACGACAAGACAATCTCTGGTTCAGGTGATTCCGAACTGGATGGAACTTATGAAAGTTTTAATCACGATCTGATACAGGTAAGCCCAGTAAAGCATAATGAGCAAGGCGCTGATACAGTAAGCATTTCCATGAGTGGGTTAATTGTAAACAATAACGAATTTCTAAATCTTATTGGTGATAAGGCAAAGTGGCAGGGACGCATTGCGCGGCTTTGGTTTTATTGCGTTGACGAAAATGAAAACCAAGTTGGCTCAATAGTGCCATATTACACTGGCTACATGAATGAAGTTGGTATCAATGGCAACCCCAGCACACAGACGGTTACTCTTACAATTGAGAACTATTTGGTTAGCATTGCTGGCGCACAAAATAAAACATATCTTATTCAAAATATTTTTGATGCCGGTGATCTGAGTGGCGCGGCATCCATCTCGTCTGCCAACGGCATGGCTGAAGCTGGTAACTACAATTACGGCGGAGGCGGAGGTGGAGGTGGAGGCGCTGGTGAAAATGATAATGGAAGGGCGAACTATCGATGAGAATATCTGCTTGGGAAGACGCTCTTGCCAATTACATCGCCACAAAGAGGGATGAGCCATTTGAGTATGGCGTCAATGACTGCTGCCTGTTCGCCGCAGGGGCTGTTAAGGCCATCACAGGCGAAGACCCTATGCCTGAGTTCCGTGGCAAGTACGACAGTCTAAAGGGAAGCCTAAAGGTCATCAAGGAGATTGGCGCGGGGACGCTAGAGGCAACGCTCGACGGGAAGTTTCCAGAAGTGCCAATAGGTCATGCGCAGCGTGGGGACTTGGCTTTCTTTGATGACAGCATTGGTGTAGTGATGGGTGGCTTCGCCTACTTCGTGTCAGACGATGGATTGGAGCGCATCAATCGATCCCTGTGGGACAAGTGCTGGAGTGTAGGCCGTGGGTAAGGTTCTAAAGACAATTTCATTAGTGGCCGCGATGGGCGCTTTAGTTGTTGCTACTGGTGGGCTTGCTCTTTTCGGGACAACCACGGCGGTAACTCTTTTTGGTGTTAGTGCCGGTGCGCTGACGCTTGTAAGTCTCGGCGCTGGCATTGTCTCAACTTTATTGACACCAAGACCTAAGCAACCGCCATCGCAACTATCACGCCTTAACGTCAGCCTTGATCCTTCAACGCCGCGCAAAGTTGTGTTTGGCACTACCGCAATGCCGCTTGACCTTCGCTACCACGAATCCAGCGGAGAAGACCAAGAATATGTTGATTATATAGTTGCCGTTGCTGCGCATAAGGTTACGTCAATTGATGAGATTTGGTTCGAAGAAAAGCAAGCATGGACCCTTGCTGGCGGCGTTACGGCCACTTACTCTGGCTATTTAACGGTTGCGGTTGTCACTGAGGGGACCGCTGCCAACTACATCTCCATCAATGGTGGCAGTAAGT